AGCTTGGAGTAACAGTCATATAGTCATCAGTCCCATCTAATTCAACGCTAGAGGTAGAAAACGAGGCAGGAGGAGCAGTAGGACTAGCGATTATTCCACCACCAATACTTGGAAGAACAAAGGTCATTACGAAGCTGTGTCCCCGGCTAAAACAAATGTGTCAGCAGCGTAAGCGACTATACTAGCTACTCCATACTGTGCATTGATCTTGGTGTGCGACTGTCTGTTGTTTATTGTAGTAGAAGAAGCACTGAAGGTAACCTGTCCTGCTCCTTTTTGTACAAAGCTACAATTGAACCCAACGCCTAATCCGCTTGGTACTGTAACTGTAACTGCTGATCCATTGTCCAACACTACGACCTTTCCGTTATCACTAGCGAGTAGTGTGTATGCTGTTCCTGTTTGATCGTTGATAGTAGCATCGAATCCTAGTATCGCCTCTCCATCAAAGTTGCCGTCTGTTAAATCTCCTGCTGATACTGTAACTGTTCCCGTCTGTCCTGCTACCGATTGCACAGGTGCTAGGGTCATCAGGTTAGTAGCGGTTACTTTCTTAGTGGTGGGTGTTCCTGCGACATCATCAACGATTGCCATTATGTCGGCTCCTGCTGGGGTCGCTAGATTATCAAGGTCTGTAAATTTTTTATTAGCCATTTTTATGCGGGTTCAAATTGTAATATATCTCCGTTCTCTGCGGTTAGTGGTTCACTGAGTTCTGTCGTTAAAGCTCCGTCTATAGTAACACCACTATCTGCATCAGCGTCAAACCCGTACAACTCACCAAACGCAGGACGTAGGAATCTGTTGGGTAGCAGCTGTGTGTTACTGGGTGGACGTGCGTCCGATGTAAACGATAGTGCCATTAAAGCGAATCAACTGTACCAGTAGAGAACACGCTGTGTGTACCGCTGGTGTAAGCTGTGATGTTAGCTCTGATCTTTTCGTAGTGACCGTGGTCATCTCTGATCATTACATCTCCGTCAGTGGTTACGTCTTCAGAGTGGATCGTTCTCCATCCTCCTCCAATGTACGCCTGAATGGCTATGGTTGCTGTACCGCTGACTGTAGTAGAGATTACAAATGTATATCCCTTAGTACGCTCAGACCCGAACGAACTACCCGCCCCTGCTGATGTAGCATCTGAGAGTAGTGTCTTTTTATCTAGTGTGCGAAGGCTCATGTTATATTATTACTTTGTTTTATTGTGAAAGTTGTACGCCAGTCTGTGCAGCTGCTCCACCCATTCCAACACTAGGACGACGAACAGTCAATTGTTGTGTGCCTCGACGCTTCTTAGCTTGTGGTTGTGCAGCTCGTTGAGTAACAGCACGTTCCGCAGTAGGTAGCGGGGGAGGAGGTGGTGCTGGTGGTGGCGGTGGTGCGGGTACGGATGGTGAGCTAAAGCACATGACTATTGTTTGGTTACTATGTTATCTTGAAGTTGTTCGTCGTATATCTGTTGTAAATAATTAATTACACTACGTTGTCCTACTTTAAACCATACCATTCTATCATCGTCTGTCAAGAGGGGACATTTATCCGGGTATAGCTTGTCAAGCTTATCTATCAAATCTTTTGACAGGGAGGGTAATACTATTTCTTCATTCATCGTTCTCTATATCATCCAGTTCTATTGGTAAATTACCACGTTTTATTTGATCCTTTGTCCACAACCACGCTGACGCATTCCACAAGATTGCACCCGCATGATCCTCCGTTTCGTCTCCTTCAGCTAATGCTAACAAGTGCCTGAACATACTGTCGTACAGTCTTGTTAACGGGAATCCTTTTCGCCAGTTGTTGTCTCCGTAAAGTTTACCGCCATCTTCAAATCTTTTGGCGAGCGAGCGTAAGGCGATTGGAGGAATAAGCGAGGGTCGTCCCCGTCCAATGTCCCCGTCACGTCTAGCACCTGTGGTGAAATCTTTAGTATATCCTTGGTTTGGTAGTTTCTCGGTGTCCATAGTTTTTTTATTGTGTTAGTTCTAAAGCAATAGTTATCAGCTTGCAGCAGTCGTGCCATCCAAGCGTTCATCAGAGCGTCGTTCTCTGTCATGCCTACATCTTCGTAGCACTTTGCTACAGTCTCCCATTCATATCCTTCTTTCTCAAGTAGACGTTTGGCAGTGACAGCTCCCACTTTAGGTACACCACTGTATCCATCTACAGCGTCACCCGTAAGTGTTTGTATCAGGTGGTATCGGTCTGCGTCCTCTTCACTGACGTGATGCGTTTCGTCTTTGTTGAAGTCGTAGTAGATGCCCGGTACGCTTTTGAAGTCTTTGTCAATGGAGACGATGATTGTTTCTTCATCCATCTTTTTGTCCGTTGCCAGAATTGATATGACGTCATCTGCTTCTAAGTTCGGCCATAGTTGACCGTCCATTTCTTCTATTATCCACTTCTTTACTTGTTTTAATATGATAGGTAATCGACTCTTTGATCTGTTAGATTTGTAGTCAGGGTTAAGAACACGACGATAGTTAGCACGATCAGTCAAAGCCATAACGATGTCGTCTGCTTGTAACTTCTGTTTAAACTCTTCGACGCGATTAACAATACGAGCTTTGGCTAGTGCCATGTCAGCGTGTACTGTCCACATCTCCTCCTTCCACTCGATTGATTCCTCGGCTATCACTGATGCTTCAAACGCTAACACGTCAGCATCAATCAATAATGTTTTATTCATAATATAGGCTCCAGTTATTCTGCCACTTCTTGTACTTCGATGTACTGTCAGGTGCTGGATTTAGTTTTACGGTTTTAGATTGTATCTCGTTTCTTGGTATCATCCACCACGTATCAATAGGTACAACATATATACCAACAACATCGATGTCGTCTGACATATAGTTCTTATTCTCACAACCAACGGACGTGACACAGCTATAACAATTCTTAGCCGGGATAGCCCGTGTGTTGGTTGCTTTGATTTGTACCTTTAGAGTACCTGCTGGGCACGTGACGATTGAGTCCCAAGGCATTGGTGTTACAGGTAGGTGCGGTTCAAAGTTCCGCTCTAAACATTCAGTGATAAACTTTTGTTCAGCTATTGCTCCTGTTCGCTGGGCTGATGAGGTCGGCATAGGTAGGTTAAGGTCAACAGTATCGTATAATTCTGCAACCTTCAAGTGCCAATCGTATTCAAGCTCTAGTGTGTCTGTGCCCACGTCTCTCCTACCTTTGCTTCCCCATCCAACATGACGTTTAGTTTTAACTCCTTACCTGCACGTCGTATTGCATCAACAGCTAACTCACAGAATACAACTGCTTTATCAGGTTGTACCTCTGCTTGGAACTCGTCGTGTACGTTGGCAACAAAGCTGTACTCTCTACCGAATTGCCACTTCATCTGATTTAGACGATTGAACAATTGGATCAATGCTACCTTCATACACACAGCACCTGCTGATTGTAACAACATATTCAACGCAGCGTGTGGTGAACGAACAGGAAGTATACGACCATCCAATCCAGTCAGCTTGTTACTTCGTTGTACCTTTTGTTGTACATCTGCTTGTAGTTTACGTAGTGCTGGTAGGTTGCTAAGGAACTTACGCTTTAACATCTGTCCTTCTTTAGCACTACCACCCACGATCTCACCAATCTTAGCGTCACCTGCTCCGTAAAGAAAAGCATAGATAAACGTCTTAGCTTGGTCACGTGTCTCCAGTCCTGCTGCTTTCTGATTCAGTGTGTGTATGTCTCCTTCAATAACAGTCTTAGCGTACTCACCACCGTCATAGTAAGCTAGGTAGTGGGCAAGCATTCGTAGTTCTAATCCTGCTGCGTCACACCCCACCAACTTGTACCCGTCTCCTGCTTTAAACAAGTCACGACATTCTTCTCCATACTCAGCACGACACGCAGGTACTTGGGCTACATTAGGATTCTGATGAGTACAACGACCAGTGACTGCACCGTTTGTGTTGACCCGTCCGTGTATCCGTCCGTCCTTTTGTAGCTTTAACCACGCTTGATTACCCTCTGCTAATTGTCCTAACCTCTTGGTAACCAACAAGTAATCACACAACACCTCGGCAAACGGATGCTCAATACTACGCAACACCGCTTCGTCTACCTTGGGTGTCTTAGCGTCAGGTTCTATTGGTAGTTCGTATCCTAAAGACGACAAGCGTTCGGCTATCTGCTGACGACTACCGGGATTGAATGGTATCGTCTTAGTCTTGTTAGCTAACTTGACTGCATCTTTGACTAACGTTTGTTTTAAGTTACGACTCTTCAGTTGCTTCTTTAGTTCCGTCTTGGTTGCAGCTGAGATTGTTTCTAGTCCATCTTCCCACTCGATCTCCAACGACCAACCACTCGGTGTCTTCATCTCCTCTTGTTTAGACGGGAACTCTTTCTGTAGTTTATCCAATAGATCAGCACGAACACCTGCCAGTTTCATCTCCAACTTCTCTGCTTTCCCGATGTCAAAGGCGAAACCTTTCTTCTCTTGTAACCTCATCAGGTACGCAAACCAGTGCTCGATCGCTAACATCTGACTGCTAGGTTTACTACTCATCAGATAATCATACAGCAGTTGGGTTACGATTGTATCTCGTTCGCAATACTTCCTCATCTCCTCGTTGTATTCGTCGAACGCTCCGTCTTCCTCACCGTATGATAGCTTGGTCAGTTTGTCTAGCCGTAATCCCCACGCTTTCAAAGAGTGACTGCCTACCAAAGTCTTATCAAACTTGTTACGTAAGAAGTCGTCATTGCGTACGTCAGGTACTATACACTTAGCCATGACCATCGTATCTAATACTTTAACAAGCGGTGGATGGAAGCTGTACAGTTTACCAAGAGCAGGTATATCAAAACCGAGGACGTTGTGTCCGACTATCCGTTCTGCTTTAGCTAACTCATTTAGTCCGTTTCGTATACCAGCACCGTGATACGTTATCATCTTAGGCGTGGTAGGATCGTAGATAGATAGACAGTGAACCGTGTCAAGATCTGTCAAGTTCGACCAGTCCTCTATCGCATTTGTTTCTATATCAAAGAATAGTGTTTTCATATATTTAATTCTAATTGGTTTAGTGTCATCCACGTTGATGCACTCTGTTCGTTTTCTACACGGTCAGCTATAACCGCAGCTCGTTGTCCTCTTGTCGGTGGTGGATACATACCAAAACGTTCAACTAACAAACCATTACGTTCTGCATTTGTAGAGTCTGCACTCTTTAGTGGTAACCTAGTAAACACTTTTGGATTTAACATACGCAACCCGTGCATCCGTACCTTTAGTTTTCCGTTATTATTTGTAGCTACATCCATGATCTTAGTCATACGTGCCCACCATATCTTAGAGTTAGGTTGTGAATACTCACCACTTGATCCAAGACATATGTAGTCGTAGTTATCTATCAACCGTTCCAACCGTTCAAACGATTCGTGCATATGATACACTGGTACTCCTATATGTTTAGGTAGCGTCCACTCTTCCAGCAGTGCGTCGTTCTCCTCTTCAGTACCGTCAATAACATCAGGCATCACTGCCCAATCAAACGCTGGGTGCTGCATCCACTCCATAACAAACTCAGTGTAACCACTCATATCAAATGGCTTGCCTTGTTTCCACGCAGTGAACGCACCATTGTCCAACGCAAACGAAGAACACACGGAAGCAAACAACGGGAGCTGTGAACGAGAAGCATAACTAATAAAACAATGACGACCCTTTGACAACGTCACCATGTCTGATGTAGTACCTGCTCCTGCCATGCCGTGATAGTGTATCATTCTTTCTTCTCCATTAACTCTAATGCTTCTTTCAACGTAGGAACTACACGTGTGCTGTGATAATTAATCCACGGTGATTTAGATGTAGTAACAGTAAGTACTTGTTTGTGCATTGACCACGCAAAGAATACTTCCATCGCTGTACCATAGCTAGGTTCAGGTGAATAACACAATACAGTGTCTGCTGCCGTGATTGCTCGTTTGTCTCCGACGACTATACGATCTACATTCTCTTGTTCCTTACCTCTGTAATCTCTGACAGTAGGATCAAGAGTCATGATGTTCTTAGCACGTAGCACAGCTGTTGCATCTTTTCTCCACTCAAAGCAAGACTCATCTGACTGTCCGTATATTGGTCCTGCTAAATAAGTTAGAAGTGTTTTCATTAAGCTAGTCCGTATCTCTTTAACATTTTAGTTGGCTCAATAAGTTTACCTGTTTTTCTATCCGTATAAGATTTTTTACTACCATCCGAATAAGTTATCTCTTTCGTAATTTTATCGTATGCCACTGGGGTTTTTCCCATTTGTTTTCTAACTGCATCAATGTCTGACCAGAATTGTTTATCTTTTAATTTCATATTGTTTAGAATGGATTGTTAGTTGTTGTGTCGGTGAACACGTTCTTATCTTCTGTGTATCTGCCTGTGTCTCCGTCGTAGTTAAGGGTGGTACAATGTCCTGTCTGTCCGCTGAATCTATTCTTTAACACTCTTACTCGTGTCTCATTAGATGTAGTCTCAGCTTGTTGGTTACGTTCCAATCCGATGACCATGTCCGATAGCTGTGCTATAGCTTGACTGCCCCTCAGATGGTGTAGACTTACTCGTCCTCCTTCTTCGTGACCACTATCCACACGCTTCAAGTGACTAACTAACACCATACCACACCCGGTCTCTTCAACAAGACTACGCAGCTTGGTCATTGTGTTATCAATCAATCGTCGTTCGTCATCTCCTGCTATACCACTGACAACAATCGATAGGTGATCTAGGAATATCCATTTACAATCGAATCCTTTTATCAGGTAGCGTATCTTACCCAGCAAGTCG